GATGGGAGTAGAAGTATCAAAAAGCTTATATTAGAATAATTTTATGTTATATTTCCAACATGGCTTATTTAAATGCAAACATTCCTCCAATTTACTGTAAAATAAGAAAAGAATATTTATATGACCTTACCGGACATGATGGAGAAAGTGAAGATTGCGTTATCTTCGGTATTGCGTCTATTTCAGGACGTGCGATCTTATTTCATTGCATGTTACCAAATGGTGCCGTCTTTTATAGATTGCCTATCAGTGCGTTTTTCCAAAAATCGTATGACAGAACCAAAGTGCCAGATATGCAGGTCCACCAGTTGGAATTGTGGAACTGTTTTAGTTATTGGCCTAGTGTTCATAAGTTTGATTGGCTGGCTGGTTTAAATGGTAAATTTTTGGGTTTGGATAAAAAATTTTATCAAGGACAGTATCTCTTCACTATTGATTGGGCTCACCCTGATACAAACATCTTGGATGTGGAACATTCTGAAATTCCTCAAGAACATAAGTGTGCACATATATTGGCTCTTGATAACGGGAATTATGCAGCTCAGCCTAATAATCGCATTTTGTGGCATGTTAATAGTTATACTACTGATACATCTTGGCCAGACTATAAAGTCCAAACTACTTACTGGGATGCGGAAAATCCTAAATACGTAACCGAAGATTCAGATAGAATGTTCTATCAAATGGAAGAAAAAGATAATAAAAGGACTTATAAAAATCGTAAAGAATGGGCAGAAGATATGTCCTACGAAAAAGAAAAAGATGAAAATAAATAAAATAGTTCAAAGAAAAATTTCCATGGATTATGTTTTTTTTACTGGAAAGATAGATTTAGACACAAATTATTTTATTAAAAAAATAGATGAACAAGTAAAAGGAGATGATAATCTTAATGGTAAAACAAATGTTATTGGTGGAATGACAAATTGGCATTTTTTTACACAAGATGAAAAATTTTGGACTCCTTTTTTTCCAGTTCAAGACTACATAGATCAAAAAGATTTATTTTCAGGAACAATTTATAAAATTAAAGAAGTATGGGGTTTATGTGAGCCAAAAGGAGCTTATACTAAATTACATAAACATTTTCCTTCAGTATTTGGAGGAGTTATATATTTAAATAGTAGTGATCAAAAATTATTTTTCCCTGATATTGGTGAAGAAATTAAACCAGAACCAGGAACGTTTGTGATTTTTAATGGTTTTTTAAATCATTATACAAACCGGAACACTAGTAATGTTCCAAAATATGCGTTAAGCTTCAACGCTTACGCAAACATGATAGGAGAATGATATGAATTTAAGTCGTAACTTTAGTTTACAGGAATTAACCAAATCGGACACAGCGATTCGTAAGGGTATTAACAATAATCCAAACGCAGGTCAGATAGAAAAATTAAAAGAACTTTGTGAAAATATTTTACAGCCAGTACGAGACCATTTTGGTAGAGTTAAGATTACCAGCGGATTTCGTAGCGAAGAGTTGTGTCTTGCCATCGGCAGCTCAGTCAATAGTCAGCATGCAAAAGCTGAGGCGGCGGATTTTGAATGTATGGGCACAGATAATGCTGAACTAGCTGATTGGATTTATAAAAATCTTCCATTTGACCAGCTAATTCTTGAGTTCTACACTCCTGGCGAACCAAACAGCGGGTGGATCCATTGTAGCTTTGTACCCGAAGGGAGACGTGCTTCTTTTCTGCATGCATATAAAAATGAAGGAAAAACCAAATATAAACCAGTTATCGGTAAAGCCACAGACCTCGTATAACCCTATAGCGAAAAATCTAAGGTCTAGAACTTATAAACAGAAAGTGATACAATCGAAGAAGTTGTATAACCGCAAAAAGGAGAAACTCAAATGGCAAAACAAGGACCTTGTTGGGATGGATACGTCCAGTATGGAATGAAGAAGAAAGGTAAAAAAAAAGTACCTAACTGTGTACCTGCTGGTAAAAAGGTTATGAAAGCAGCAATGGGAAGAGCAGCCTTCAGTGAGACTACCTCACAAGCTCCAAGCACCAAAAATCAAGAAGAGTATATAGGAAGCCATATACAATCAG